TTAATTATTACTGTTATCTAACCCTGTGTAATTATTAATACTGACAACATCCACACCAACATAATCATTAATCTCTGCTATGGACTCTGCCAAAGGTAATAATTCGTTTTTGTAAAACATCCAGTCAACCTTGTTTAAATCACCAGAGCTCGTTATCCCCTCTCGCCTAATACTCATCAGTTCAAGAGGCACTCGATGAACCGCCAACACTTCACTTGTCGTATGCTTCATAACATCTCGAAATGAATCCTTCGCCTCTGTCTGACCAATAGGTTTAAGCTCTGGGGCTTTGGTGTCTTTGCCCTTGGCGTTTACGAATAGGTTCTTAAAAGCCATCCCTTCTTGAGCTTGGAGTTGTTTTTTGATTGCCTTTTCTTGCTTCTCGGTCATCGTAGGCTCATTCATATACAACAAATATCCCGCGTGGCTACCATTACGATAATACTGACGGCGAAATAGTGTTGCATCATCATTAAGCCAAATTGAAGTTAACGAGCTAACGTGAGCTGGCAGACCGTAAATTTCTTGTGATACATCGTAGTCCCCTAAATGAAAGACCTGCCCGTCTTTATAATCAATACGACCATCATCACTGTGAGCTTGTGGTTTAAATGTCCACCCCAAACTTTCACGGCGACGCATATAGAGCGCAGGTAAATGCTTTAGCTTAACGGGGATACCTAACCCTCGATAATTGCGAATTATCTGTAAATACGCATTGCCAAAAGTTAAATAGTCTTGAATGAAACGCTTTAAATCACTTTTTGATAAAAGCCCTGACAACGACAGGGCATAGACCAGCGTGTTGCGCTTGAACTCAATGGCGCTGGCATGTGTAGGGTTAACACGTAACGCTTTTGCTAACACATCTAAAGCGATAGGCGGTTCGTATAACCCATCCATTAACGCCACCTCTAAATAGCTGATTACATCGCTATTCATGACGCTCACAGGGTTTGAAAATTCAATCTCTAACATAAGTTACCGCCCAGAGAATTTACTATTCCCAATCGCCTGTACTTGGGTTTTTGAGCTTCACTTTCTCAAACTCAATAGCAGCTGCTTTATCAAGTTGCTCGATAACATAACAAACTTGAGCAGACTCGAAATTCTCAAGGAGGTTTTTACTGTCATTCCTCTTTCCAAATGAACGACGGAATGAGCTATTTAGAAAGTAAATAGAAAGGTTGTCAAAGCTTGTCACCATGATCCCACGCGCAGGGAAGCAAGAGGGCATAAAGGCGGGCATTGCCCCATAAGACTCTTTTATTTGACGCAGTTCTATTTGATGGACGGGTTGTTTCGGGTCGATTTGTTTTTGATAGAAGCTAGCTCTGTCGTGCGCTACTAGGTCGCTACCAAGCAATACCACCAAATCATTCACATCTCGATGCCTTGGAGCAATTTTTGCTTTTACCGCGCATACTGCATCATTTACGGTCAAGTAATCCCCACCTTGACCAATGTTAACGGGATAGCCTTTTTTGTCTAAAATAGAGGTTGGGTGGTTATCTCTCAGTGCTTGAATCCAACCTTTAGTGACATCTTCCCCGTTAGGGTTTCGGTCAGCGTCCGAGTCATCGCTTGTTTGCTTACCAAAGAAGCCCACTCTGATTAAATCAAGGTTTGAGTGCTTTCTAATCTCACGCTCTAGGCAGTCGCTAAAGTTTTCGTGATTCGCGTATGCATCCATTGTTTCGAAAGAGATAGCGCAATCAAAATTAACCTGATGACACTCATAAGGCATTGCAGCCTCGGGTTTTATTTTTCGCGGAGTGCGCGTTCCGCCATGTAAGGTGTCAACTCGGGCTGCAATGAGTTTCCCACTACCAAGCCCTATCCCTTCCCCCATAGGTAGACCTACAGAAGCTAAATTAACGCGATTAAGAAACTCATCAGTCTGTCGGATGCTTTCTATCTCTTGCGTTGCTTGAGAGTCGTTAACGTAAAACATGCCAACTTGATCATCAGTGTTGTATTTCTTCTGTTTATCCGCTTTGTAAGCGCTAAGTTTTTGCTGTGTATTTATGTTCATAGGTATTGTCCGAAAGTTGTTTCAAATAGCTCATAAATTGAATAGCTCAATTCAGTGAAGCTCTATTGAACCGATTTAAAACGTCTAATGGCACTAATCCGCCTTCTAGATAGCGGTTATAGAATGCTGCCGGAGGATTTCAAGAAGAAAGGAAGCTAATATTCATTGGTGGGTTTCTTCCTGTGCTCACACAACCCCTTCTCGGTATTGGGGAAAGTAAAAAAGCCGCTCAATTTGAGCGGCTTTTTTACGTCTGTTAGTGAGCATTTTTAAACACCATCCCCATTGGCCTATATGACTCTTTTGGCTCATCGAGAACAAGAAGCTCTAAACGGTCTAACATTTTGTCTCGACGTTTAGCTACAACAGGTTGCAATTGCTGGTTGGGCGGCTGGCTATTTTTATTCTCAACAATAAACTCTTCGAATGCTGCGTACTGGCGAAATCTAGCTTCACACTGTTTACACTCACAACAATATTCTCTAATTTCCGCAGATACAGGCCGTGAAGTCAAAACTCGATAAGAGCCCTCGCAAGATGGACAATTAATCATGCGCGCCCCTTCTTTTCGTTAAGGACATTTCCCACAAGGCTAAGCCCTAATTTAAAGCTTGATGAGCAATTAAGGTTGCTACACTGACAAGTGAGCAAGCTTTTCTTTTTATCCTCGGCCTTTCGACTAATGATGTTGGCCTTGCAGTGGCAGGCGGGGCAAGTTACGTACATACGCTTTCCTTAAAACTCTATATATTGCTGATAGAATTAAGGTAACAACTCCCCAACTTTCCTAGTATTCAATGGCTTTCTAAATTCGGATTATAGGAAATCGCGCCTTGAAAGCGCGTTTGTTTTTTTTTCGCGCGAATACCTTTGTCCTAGCCCTATTCGGACTCACCCTCCCCTCCACACCAAAATTCCGCCCTACAATAAAACGATCCAAAGTAGATCATACTTAGGCAAGTTTCATTTAGCTCTAACCATTGGTATACAAGGCTCTGCGGTGGGTTTTGTGAGGGGTGTGAAAAAAGGAGAGGATCGCATTCGTTCATTTTTGTGCTGAATTGATTTTTGAAGGGCTAAGGCTTACACGATTCGTGTAATACAACTGTTAGGCCGTAACTTATCAAACACGTTTTTGGACAAAGCTTGCCTGTGACTTCCCTAAATTAGCAATTCATGGACAACTAAAGGCGTGGCAAAGCTAGTTGTGAAAAGCTAGTGTGATGAGTAAAATCACACTAGTAAAAAATTGGTTTAAGTGCGCATTAAGTGCCGTTACGTTAAATCGACCACCTACGCGCAACGGCTTTTATCACGTATTAGAGGATGGTTAATAACTTACATTTGGAAAAGGCTAGTACAAATTATTTTATATGACACCTCAAACGGTTAGAGTATCTAAACTACATCCAGGGCAACAATGTAAAGCATGAAAATTTTAACGATACTAGACAAACTTTTTCTTTTATTATTTTTTCCAACAGGGATATGTTTACTTTTATCCATAGTGGTAATTGAGACAATCATTCAACCAATCTGGGAACGTTCTGCTGTGTACATGCGCACTTTTCCGAAAAACATGTACATAATCTTTGTCTTAGCGTTAATAGCATGGTTAGTGAGTTGGATATATGGAGAAGAGTTACCCAAGTCAGCGCTTATGAGTTTTCTAGAAGGCTCCTCTATGAGCATTCTAGCTGCGGTAATTTTTTACTTCTTCACCAACCATATATCTAACATAGACAACCGTAAAAGTGCATATGACGCTCATTACGATGAGCTAAGGGGACTAACGGAAGGCTGTCTAATAGAATCTAAGCTGTTTGGTCAACATCCTGATAGACCAAAAGATATAGAAGAAAAAGCTTCGAATTTTCTTAATCCTTACAATGGTGAAACTCGTTTCGATGGGCTTGCAGAGACATTTATTCCCTTTTTACAAACTTTGGACTATACGTGTGAAAACTTCCGTGCAAAAAGGGCTTCAATGAGCCGTATCGACCGTTCTGTTAACTACTTTGATCAGGATGTGAGGAATGCTTTTACAAAAATAGAGGATTCAGTAGATACATTACTCATAGATTTTGAAAAGTATCGAGCGAGTTACGGAAGAAGAAAAGATGCAACAGCCCCAGAACAAGATTCAATAGAATTAATGTATTTCATACGCACAGCTACAAGCTTTGCACGCCTTACCCTTAGCCGTATGGAACTCAAAAAGGCTTTAAAAAAAAGCACTTAGCACACATCAAACGCTCATAGCGAAGGTTTCGGACACTTGATTAAGGCAATATGTATCCATACTGTCTGGTAAGTTTGTGACGCTTTTCAGTCCGATCGCCTCGAAAATTAACATCATGTTGATTCAACCAAGATTCAAGCTGACTGATTTTTGGATAGAAATGCATCACAAGTAAGCTATTGATTTTAAAAGATTAAATAAATACGGATTAGCTTATGTATGTTGTGCCTCTAGCTCGAATGACAGATTCATCTATATTGTTAGCGATCGAGCTAAATGAAAACTCCGGTGTGGGCATGATGTGATTGGGCTGACCTGAAGCCCGTGCGGTTAAATCGAATTAGGGAAAACAAAAGGTAAGACCTGACCCCATTATTTCCCCCCGTTTAACACCTGTATAATTTTGATGTGTGGAATTAATTTAATGAGAAAGTTTGTGAGGTTTAAGCTAATTTCATAACTTTAAAGGTGTAGTTATGAGTGTCGTTGTGTAATCCTAACCGTTATGAGCTAATTTTAACGTTAGGAACAAGGCCATGACTAAAAAAAACAATACCAATCAAAACACTCCAAAACCTTCAACAGACAGTATTAGTGAGAGTCATAAACGAGTAGATATATTTGATCACGCTTTAAATCGTGAGATGCCCACTGGTGGAAAAAGTGACGTCAATACGATAATGCAACGTACTGCTACTCCACCTATGCCTGACTCAGGTAACACGAAGAAACAGTAGGTACAGATATGAGCGAGCTAGAGAAAGAGGCAAAACAAAGACATTGGAACTTGCTGTGGAATACCCGGTTAGGTATTCGCTACCATATGCATATTCAAAACTTTTACTCAAGAATTGGTAAAGGGATCACTGTTTTATCTTTAGTTACTAGCTCCGCGGCGTTCGCTACGCTTTGGTCTCAAAACACTAATTTGGCGAAAATCTTAGCTTGTATCGTTGCATTGGCTCAAATCCTCGACTTGGTCATTGATACAAAGGGCAAAGCACTTCTACATGCTTCTTTGCGTCAAAAATACCTTAACCTAGAGTTAGAACTTTCAAACAAAAATAGTGTTGAAGATAAGGATGCTAAGTTCTTTGAGCAAAAGCGGATCAACATTGAGATTGAAGAGCCACCTGTTTTTGGTTCATTGCTTGATAAATGCCATAACGAGCTTGTGAAAGTATATGCTCTAGGCGATACCCATAAAGAACCCATGGGGAAATGGCATAGCATTAAAGCTTGGTGGTTCAGTTGATAAATAATCCCGTTTAAGGGCTTGTTTTCTATCTATAAAGCAATGGGGTAGAACTTAGTTAGAGCAGCATGGCGTTAAGTCAACTAAACATATCAACCTGATTTAAATCACCCACTTTGCATAGCTCTGGCTGTAATTCTAAATTGGGCTTACTACCGTTAGTCTTTACTATCTTGCTCACTGATGTGAGCGTCACAAATACCGTTCCACAGTTTAAGTTTAAGCACTGACAATACGCCTCACGCGTTTCGTTAGTTATGGCCTTAGATGTCGCTATTCGCGACTTACATTCACATACAGGGCAAGTAATAAGCATTCTGCCTTCCTATATTTATTTCGACTACAACACTCAAGCCACAACTAAACGGTGGTTTCTCAGGCTAACAGTAGTGTGTTTATCTATCGGAATTTTTGCGCCCATCGAGAGCGGTCGCAGTAGGCATTGAACCCCTTTAACGCTCCATCCGGTCACGTCCATCAATGCTTGCTCAAGTGGCGAAATCGGTATTTTTTCTTTCTGGTTACACTTATTTTCAGTGCTCCAAGGAAGGGCTCCACCCTTTTTAAGATCAAGAGCACGACGCTTTACATCTTTAGTTTTCACCAAACTAAATTGCTCGCTACATGTTGCGATGACCTTACCAAGCCAATTGATACCAATGACGCGCTTTACCGTATCACCGTACTGGTTAAACTTGTCTTCATAAGCAAGCTTTGCTTTAAAACCGAGTTCACAAAAACCTTTCCATCGTGAATTATCCGCATGGTCTCGAAGTGCTTCTAATTCTTCATCAAAAGCCGTATCTAACGGGCTTGCTCTGCGTAGCTGACGCCACAAACCCACAGATGGTGCACCAGACTGCGAAAACTGCTTAATTCGGTGTATACGCGCCCATGCGGTCGCAGAAAGGGCGGTTTGTTTCGCATCATCTTCTGGCATGTGTGCGCCGTTAATATTCTTGGAAATGTACTTGATGATGTAACCCGTGGCCGTCCCTTGTGACGGGTCACAATCTTTAATCGTTATACGAGGAGTTTTATCAAGCTTGCCGTTTATGATGAGTTCGCTTTTATCTTCATCAATAGCGATACCCTCAATGATGTCTATCAGGTCTTGCTTTTGCTCAGGGTGCACATATAGGAACATATGAGCATGAGGCGTACCGTCTTTGTGAGGTTCAGCGACACGAAGCCCAAACCATTGAATATCAATCTTTGGCTTTTTAAACCAAGCTCGTGCACATCGCCACTTAGCCATCATTACTTCATGAGCTTCTTTAGGTGTGCAGCCGTTCCATTTATCAGAATTTCGGTGGTATTTACTTGGAAGTGTCCAGTTAACAAAAACCCCCTCATAACCCAATTCGATTGCTCGTTCTTCATCACCACGACTACGAACCACCAATTCAATGCGGCGGTTTTCTGGGTTTGCCGTAGTTCGTTTAACCACTTCCGACAAATCAAACGCTTGACCTGTCTCATCATTTAATACAGACATAGAATTTACAAATTGCTCTGCTTCGATTTGCTTCTTTTCCCAACGAGCATAAGAACGACTCGATACATACTTACGTTGACCTTTGTTACCACCAACACGACTCAAAGCAATTTGTGAATACTCGATATATTGAGTACGTAAGAACTTAAACTTACGCACTAGATAACTCACATCCAGACAACGACGAATAGCACGTTCTAATTCGCGCTCTGCGTCCTCTCTGGTTTCATGTTTCTTTTTAATTTTTGGAGCTTTGATATAAAAACGCTTCATATCTTCACGAATGCCATAAAACACTTTCTCAAGCGCATCGAGATAACCCGACTCACTTTCTTCAACCTCAATCATTTGGATCAAACGTGTAAACATTTCAGTCAGGTTTGTAGCTAAATGCTCTAGTGCTTCATCACACATCAAAACACTGTGGTTTAGCTCTACTGAACTACGCGCACCACTATGCAGACGCTGCCTTTCTGGTGCATTGCTACGTTCATCAACAAAAGTATATTTATCTTCAATAAACGGAGAGCACTTAAGCGCGTGTTTCATAGCATCATTGGTGAATCGTTCAACGTTCTCTTGAGTGGCATTCGTGCGGCGTTTACGGCGGGAAACCTGAAACCGCACATCATCTTGAACAATGCGAGGTAGGCGGGGCATAAACTTACGGGCAAACAACGTATACACTTAGTAATCCTTGTAACGTCTAACAGGTTTAATGGTTTGCGGGGTGTTCCAAAGCACGATAGCTTGTTGTGCTGTCGTGGCTTTTTCTTCTTTGTAGTGACCGCAGTCATGACAAAGTACGAAGAAGTCAGGCTTATTAACATCAAGCGAAGATTCACAAAAAACTGCACTACTGCCACATTTGATGCATGGTCTGATTGATTGAATAGAAATATATTTACTCATTTTGTCACCAGTGACGGGCTATAGACGCTCTAAAGAAACGTACTTTCCAGACTTGGTATCTCGCAGGGTGTTAAAGCTTAAATGACGAAATTCACAGCATGCTTTTGCTAACATGTGAAACTCACTTTCTCTATCCTCTGGAGCCCAAAGCGTAATTTTTTTCAAACCTTGGCTTTTTAGCTTCGCTTCATACCTTTGGTTTCTATTCATACACAACCTCTGACTCAACAAGATATACAAACGCATCGTTACATTGCTCTTGTGTTAATAAAGCGCACAGCGTTAACGCGATGAATTTAGCGTTTTCTACCCCATGAGTTTTGTCTTCAATTGCTTCTATCAATTTAAGCATCATCGCGATGTCAGGTTTCATCTAGCTCTCCTCCCGCATTATTAGTTGTTCCCCAAGGTTCAATGCAGCCTCTTTCTGTACAAATGAAATTAAGCGGTTGAGAGGGAAGTTTTACGCGCTTTTTAATACCGTGCTTTTCTCGTAGTTTTTGAATCAGCACTTGGGAACGCTGTAATTTCTTAGAGTCTGGATTTGTCATACCTGCCATATCAGGACAAGGTAGATGAATTGGATCAGAAACTTGCATAATCGCCCCCTTATGCAAAATATCGGGATGGGAATAAAGAACGCGTCTCTTTGTAGTTTGTGAGCCTCCCTGAAAGGTTAAATTTACACACCGTCTCATTCGCATATTCGGCAGCAAAAAAAAGTGCAGATTCGTATTGATACGCCTGACCGATGCGAAAAATTGTGTAATGACCCTTACGACCTCTAAGTGCGTTTCGTAAATCTTTAAAATCTTGTTTGATACCATACTTAATGCTCATCACTTCCCCCTTAAATCGCTGAACGCCAGTCTTGATACTTAGCCGCCTGTTCCTCTGCTAACTGGTCAATAGCTCGCATATTTATAAATATTCGACGCGCATCGCTTGAAGATTCACGCTTTAAAAGTGGCAACTTCCCACGCTTGATTTGCATTCGAACAGCATCAAGCGACAACCCTGTTATTTCTGAAAATTTTTCAGGCGTAACAAAAGATCCGTAAGCATTAGATGGCGTAGTTTGATTCGTGTTTTCTTTACTCATAATTTCATCTCTTCAGCCAAACAACTACACCGTGTAGTCATTATTGTTCATGATGGTTACACCGTGTAACTATTTAGTCAAGGGCTTTTTGGCTACACTGTGTAGTCATGAAAGTTAAAAGAAGGTATGAGGACGTCTTATGAGTAGAGATATAGCCCCTTTCGGCTTAAGAATGCAGTCAGAACTAAAAGAGAAATTAGAGATACTAGCTAAGGAGAGTAAGCGCTCTTTAAATGCAGAAATCACTTCAAGATTAGAAAGTACAGTATCCCAAGCAAATGAACTTTTTCTCCCTGCTGAAGAGGCAAAATTGCTAGCAATTGAGTCTCAAGGAAGAATAAAAGAACGTATTCTAAAAAAGACCTTTCGTGATATTCATATGGGCATCGAAAAGGGACTGGATAGGGTATTTGTTGACTTGGATGACTTCAATTTAGATGAAATGGATGAGTCAACATTCGACGAATTGCTAACACCAACAGAGGTTAAATTAAAAGAGCTCGGCTATAAGTTTGAACATAATGACCTTAGCTTTTTCATTCAGTTGATCTGATGAGTATCAAAAAAGACGGCGAAAAATGGCTTGTTGATTTAAGGCCGTCCGGAAGAAGCGGCAAGCGTTTTAGACGTAAGTTTGATAAAAAGTCAGAAGCTTTAGCCTATGAGAAACACATACTTTCGACACATCACAATAAAGAGTGGTTAGGTCTACCCGACGACAAACGGCTACTCTCTGAGTTAATCGAAATATGGTGGATAAAGTCAGGCCAACTTAAACGAACGGCGAGCAACTATAGAAAAAAGTTAGACCTGGTATGTCGTGAGCTTGGTAATCCACCCGTCAATAAAATCAATAATGCGATGGTTAGCAATTGGCAACTGAATAGAATGTCTAAAGGGCAAAGCGCAAATACAGTCCGCCGATTAACATCGTGTCTAAGTAATGTTTTTACAGTACTGATTGAAACGGGTGACTTCAACGCACCTCACCCGTTAAAAGACCTCAAACAGCCCGCCCCTAATCGGTCTGAAATGACTTATTTAACAACCTACCAAATAGATGCGTTGCTATCAGCAGTACAATCACACCCTGAACTATCCAAGATAGTCGATATTTGTTTGTCTACTGGTTCTCGGTGGAGAGAAACCGTAACTCTAAAGCCAATGAACCTAAGCCCCTATAGGATTAGATTCACCAACACAAAAACAGGCAAACCTCGAACGGTTCCTATTAGTGAAGAGTTATATAAAAAGCTGCAAACCAATGTAAGCGGCAACTTATTTTCATACGACCCGCAAAAAGAGCTATACGAGATTATGGATTCACTAGAGTTCAACTTACCGAAAGGGCAAAAGGTTCACGTATTACGGCACACTTTCGCGAGTCACTTTATTATGAACGGCGGTAACATTCTTACGCTAAAAGAAATCCTAGGCCATGCTAGTATTACCCAAACAATGACTTATGCTCATTTAGCACCAGACCACCTAATTGACGCGGTAAAACTTAACCCACTAAGCAGGTTAAGAGATCCACAAAATGACCACACTCACGACCCAACGCGACCTATTACCATATAA